CTTTACCTGGTTACTAGATAACTTCATCTCGTTCCAGGTTTCAAGTAGCTTAAGTATGGCGGTTCCAACACCAACCTTAACCTTTGCCTCCTGCATTTGACCTTTAACCCAGTCAAAGTTTACCTCAGGCATCTTGTTCCTCCTTGTCTTTTGGCAGACACTTATTACACATGTCAGGTTGCTTTCCAACACCAACGTCGTCCATTGCTCGGTAACACACTATGCACTTAACACCGCTGGTCTTTACCTTATATCCTTCTAGTTGTCTTTTCTTGTTCTTCTCCATCTTTTCAAGATATAGACGATCAAGTACCTCGTCTGTTCCACCCGCCGCAACGATTATGTTTGCGACAAAGTGAAGAACGTCAACCGCCTCCTTCACGATCTCCTCGCGATCAGCGTATGGATCATCGTGTTGCCAAGGCTTCCATGAGATCGCCTGGCGCATCTCTGCAAGTTCATCGTCGATGGCTAGCATGTTCCAGCGCATGTACTCAACTAACTTGCGTATGTTGTTTGGCTTGTCACCCTCCATCTCATCATAGTTGATGAAGTACACGTTCTTTTGCAGATCACGTGTCTTTCTTAGCCAACCTTCAAACAATATTCCCATTGTTATGCCTTTCTGCTAAATATCTCAAGTGAGTCTGATAACATAACTGCCGCATCTCGCTTGTTTGGGATTGCCTGTATGTATGTTTCTCTTTGTTCCTTTGCTAACTTATTTCTTTCCTCAACTGACATCTCCTCTATTCCCGCCGCTATGTGAAGCCAAGGTTCTCCAAGAGCTCCACTTTCACGCCAGTCAGTGGCAACCGGTGTAAGTGCGTTTATAGATTGAACTAGTCTGTATGTCCACCATGTTCCACCGGTCTGATACGGACTAATAAGTGCGCCTATTCCACTTGCGATCTGTGCGGAAACCTGTTCATCAGTCCAGCCTTTGTGCCACTTCATCGGCACGGTAGGACTTGTTAACGTTGCAAGTGTAGACTTAGTCCAGTTTGTTGAGAAGTTTTCAACCACCCACTTCTCACGCCGCTCGATCTCGATAGGATCCTGAAGTGTAAGTAGGTATGAGTCTAGATTTATTCCTTTTACAGACGCGGCCGCACCGGTAGGTAGTTGAGATATAACCTTTCCAGTTCCGGACCACGGTAAGGATGGATACAATGTTGTAGGCCATGTTTCATTTAATAGATAGTCAACGACACCCATAAGGTTGTCAAGAACACTAGGTGTGTTGGCGTGCATGTAACCCTTGCGGTATGAATAGAAAGGTTTTGTCATGTTCTGTGGGTTCTTAGTCATTGCGCGAAGGCTTGCGGTAATCCTCACTGGTTCAGGTGCGTCAATGTAGAGTGCAAGCTTATCAGAATCACGTAGTACATCAATGACATTTAACGCGCCGTATACACGGTTTGCACTTAAACTTGTCAGAGGACTTAGACCAACAAGAACGTGATCATACTCGTCTAGGTCTGATCCTAACCAGGATATCTCAGGGTCTGTTTGAACTATCTCATGTCCTTGAACTGTTAACACGTGTGATAGTAGACTTGCAAATGAAAGTGAGCGCTTGTTTGCGTCTGTAGACGCGTGTGGCGCTGACATTCCTGTCAAAAGAATCTTACTCATGCGCGTGTCCCGTCTGCGTTTAACTTAACGCCCTTGTCCTCGGCAACCGCACGTTCAATAATTCGGTTGCAGTGCTCGACGAACCTGTCGTAGTGCGGAATGTAAGGTGCAAGTGCGTTTCTCTGCGCAAGTGCAGCCTCTGCTAACTCATCGGTGGACATCTTTTCAACGTCCGCGATCTTTAGCTTATACGGATCGCCTAGTGGATCACCTTCGCCCTTGTCGGTGACAAGAATAGATCCAACGTGCGCCGCATATAGAAAACGACTACGCCACCAACCTGATCCAGCGTGCGGATACGGTGGAGAAAGAATTCCCCAGTGGTTGTTGTAGAACTCAAGCACGTCCTTCTCAGTATCAAACCTCTGTCCGCCAAGTTTTTTAATTAACTTGCGACTTCCTACGATCTCAACAGGCCAGGTAAGTGTCTTACGCTCAAGCCAGCCGTCATGTGGCATAAGTGCACCTAGCACCCACGCACGTTTCTTTTCTGTCGCCGCAAGTTCAGTTACACCTTGCATGCTTGGAACTACGGTTGCCGTTGGATCAAGCGCCTCGATAGGACCTACGTCAATAGGCATACGCTTGCGGACTATTGCACGGTCACCAAACGAGTACATTGGACAAACAGGAACCATACCTGCTGCCCAACGTGCATCTATAAGATCTGTTGCTGCTTGAACAAGACGCTTTTCCCAAGGTTTGATGTTCTCGTCGTTATCCATCATGTAGTATCTTTCAATGTAACATTTCTTTGCCGCGTCTGGGTTTGCCTGCTTAATTCTTTCAAGTGCAGCCTCGATATCCGCGCGACTAAAGTAAGTTGCGCCTTCCTCACCGCGGTGCTCTGTGCCAACAAGAAGATGCTTGTACAACATCTGTGGTTTACGAATTAACGCACGTGCTCCGTTAAATACAGTATTAAACTGCCAATCATCAAAGAAACCTACGCAGGGAATACCGGATGAAAGTGCGTATAGCGCACCCATCGCACCTTGGCGTCCGTTAAGTGAATTTAGAGGTGCAAGATTGATCCATAGAACGTCATATGAGGACAGATCCTCGCCGGGTGTGATCTTACGCCAGTCAACGTCATGGCCTGACTCACGCAACGCCTGAGCAACAGACGCAGGCACGTCAATCTTTTGAATCGTACGTTTTTCCGTGTTGATCTGCAACGCGGTAAAACCACTCATCAGTACTTTCATAATCCACTACCTTTCGTCTAAGTAGATTTGGGATGTCACCTAGACTATATCAGAATAGATGACAAACCAGACTTACTTAGATTAGAACGGCGAGGCAGGTGGAGACGGAGGAGCTGGTGGTGCAACTGCAACTGCTGGTGCAGGTGCTGGTGCAGGCGCCGGAGCTGCCGCAGGTGCTGGAGCAGACGCTGCCGCTGTTACACCTGGGTAGTACTGCTTGATCTCATTCTTCTTCTGGCCTTGCCAGGTACGAGATGAGACCTGTGCACGGAATGCACGACCACGAATTGCCTGCTCGATCTGAGCGTTTGAAGGATTGGTTGAGAAAAACTCACGACCAAGTCCAAGTGCATGCATCTTACGGAAGAACATTCCAAGAGCTGCGCTGTTATCAGGAGTTACAACTAGGTTATCCCAAACTAAACGCTTTGCATGCGCTCCGTTTTGAACCTGTGCCTTTACGGCAAACATTGTCTTTCCAGACTGTGATACCTTTGCTGTGGCTTCAACTACAACTAGGTCGTAGTCGCCATCCGGTAGTGGATCATATCCTGCCGATACTTCACCGGCGTCTTTTACTAAATCGCCCCAATTAAGTGTACTCATTGTTGGCTATTTTCCTTTCGCTGTAGTTGTTGCATCTGTTTTTGCACCAAACACCATGTCCAACATGCGCTCGATTCCAAGGTTTTCCTGTTCGACGATCTTTCCAAGTCGACCTTGTACTCGTTCTCCTGCCTCGTATTCGTTCGTACGTTCTACGTACATACGACGAACCTTGTATGGAGGTTGCAGTGGATCTGGGTTTGGCATTGTCTCGACAGTGACCGCGCCGAGAATATCATAGAAGTATGGCGCTTGAATTGCAAGCTGTCCTTGCAGGTATGGACGTGAACGACCATCTGCACCAGGACGTGCCATTGCTGTTAATACAACCGCCTCTAGTGGTTGAGTTGGGTGCATTGTAAGATCTCGTAGATCGCGTAGAAGAGCTCCCATGTGACGCAGTAACTCGCCCCATTGTTGCATCTTCATCTGTTCTGTTCCTGCGATCGAGTCCATGCACTTTACTTGAAGCTCAGATATTGAGTCAATAATAAGTGACTTGAACTGGTGTTTTCCAGTTTGTAACCACTGGAATGTTTTAAGAACTACGTCGTAGTCACGAACATTAACTACAACTGTGTCCCAGGTGCCGTCAGCAACCGGTGGTTCTTCTCTAAGTGGGTCCCAGTACTTTACGGTTATGGGTAGGAATCTATGCCCACCTTCAACGTCAAGCATGAGACGTGGATACGGTGCGGTAACGGCAAAGGTTGACTTTCCAACCTTTGATTCACCGTAAACCATGATAGTCAACGAACGTTGTACGTCAGACATCACTGTTTCCTTTCATCTCTTTAGTAAGTTGGCGTAGCATTAGTCTGCACTGCCTTTCTTTTCTTCTTCTACTCCGTAGTATGCGTACGGATTAGAAACCTCGAATGCATCTTCAATTGCAGCCTCAGCCGCACTTCCATCGTCAAACATCGGACAGATGGTGAAGAACTGGCACTTCCACTTGCAATCACGTGAAGGACGAGGATACGCAACGAAGCGATGATCTCCTCCTTCGTCAAGTGCCTTACGTGTATTTAACATGTCACTAAGTGTTCCATGAATTCTTTGCCAGAATGATCTAAGTGCAAATACGTTGTGTCGTACCTCAAGTTGCTCGTAGAACGGTGGACGTGCGTTGGCAGATCGTTTTACCTTCTTAAGCATGGTAAAGATTCCACCCTCTGATCGTTCACCCTCCTTGTTCTGCGCGGTCTCTAACATCATGTAGGTAAGAATCTGTTCGTTCATGTGTGCCATGCTTGAGAAGTCTGTGAACGAGCCACCGACTGTCTTAAAGTCACGGAACATACGCACGCCATCAGCCTTACGACGAACACGCATGTCGATCTTTCCCTGCAGCACCACGCTGTTATCGAGTAGTGGCATTGAGATAATTTCCTCGGTAGATATCATCTCCAATTCTGCGTCAATTCCATTTTCCTCAACCCACTGTAGGTAACCTTCAAGCATGATGCGTCCAAGCTCTGCCTCAGACTCAAGATCATAGGTATCTCGGTAACTTTCAACAAGAATCTTCTTGTCTATGTCGATTAACTGTGAGTGCGCCTCAAGTAAAGGTATGTCCTTTGAGTAGTACATGTCCAACGCCTCGTGAACACGAGATCCAAGCGCAAGTGCGCCTGTCATCTGCTTTGACTTTGGCTGTAGTCGTCGGTAGTAGCTTAGCCA